ACGAGAACCGCTCCAGACGGCACTGTCAGTGTAACCCCGCTATTGATTGTGGGCGATACCGTCATCCCATGTTTGTTGGCAGTCAGCTCGTAGCTAGTGGTGACAGTCTGATCTGTCTCAACAACCCACTGATCACCGCCGCCGCCAGTGGCACCACCGCCAAGAGAACCCCAAGCTGACCCGCTGTACCCCTCATATCTGGTCAGAGTTGTGTTGTAACGGATCATTCCGTTATTAGGGCTGCCCGGACGCTCACCTGTTGTCCCGACTGGCAGGTCAAGCGTTCCAGTGCCTGACATCAGGATGTTGCCCGCAAAGGTGGCAGTGCCTGTAAAGGTTGGTGATGCGGCAAGGGCTAGACCAAGGTTTGCCGTTCCAATACCGCCTACAGCACTGACGTTGACGTAAGCACTGTTTGCAGCATTTCTAATTTTGAGAGTGTTGTCGCCTGTATCGACATACCACTGGTTGGCGAACGTAGTAGCTGGATCTGTCGAGTTACTGTTGTTTGTCGCAATCGCAGACAGGGCGTTATTCAGGTCGCCACGGAACGCGCTGCCGCTTTGGTTGGCTAAAGAGTAATCGTGAGTCGCCACAAAGCCTTAGCGCACTATTGCTGACAGTTTACGACTTGCCAAAGCCAGTTGCCATGTAGTTGAAGTTCCGGTCAACGATCGTTCCGCTGCTGTTTTTGAACGTGACAGTGAAGCCAGTCCTTGAGATGCTGGACAGCTCGAAGAAGTCACCAGTTGCCATGTTCAACGGTGTGATGCCGATGGTGGGCAACGCGCTGTTCGCTCCTCCAAGGGCAGTTGTGCCGGTGAAGAAGGCGTTTGTAAACGTAACGGCCTTGGCTGAAGTGCCACTGGCAATTGTTGCTGTGCTCTGCTCGGTGCGTTGTTGGAACTGTGCTTTGTAGCCCAGCTCGTCCACCAGAATGTTTTGCGCTGGATCAGATGAGGTGAGTACAGCTTTGAATTGAAATGCACGACCTTTTAAAACACCGTTTGCCAATGGCTGCCATGCGCTGTATGTCGGAGAGCTGGAAGGGTCGTCGTTGGTCTTTCGCACATAAACTTCAGCATTGACCTGATCAACAACACCGCCATCAATGTCCTGCCAAGTGTCAATGTTGTCCGTTCGGCTGTCCCAAAGATCAGTTGGGTAAATGCCGCGAGCAACAAGCCGACGCTCCAGTTCCAGGCTATAGACCGCTTCCAAGTCAAGAGTGCTGTCAAAAGCGTATTCACCAGTGCCTGCAGTCAGCCCATTATTATCGAGAATCAAGGCGTCATAGGTTGAGTTGTAAGTGGTATCGCTCTTACTACCGTCAAACGGTGTTGAAAGCTGATCCTCACGTTGCGTTTTGACACCAAAGAACGTTTGCGAAACTGGTTGGTCAACAACGACCGTGGTTTCTGTTGCGCTCTTACGCAAGCCGTCGTCTTCAAACTTGACGAGGTACTCCCCTTCCAAGAGAGGCACAGTTGCTTCAGTTGCACTGCCCGCAATGGCCGCAATGAGGTCAGTGCTGTTTGACCACGTCGCGCTTCCGTCAGTCAGATTGCTGTGTCGGATATGAACCTTGCCGCTGACTTTTACGTCAAGGTCGACAGTCTCATCCCAGCGTAAACGTGCGCTGTTGTAATTCAAAGGTTCTAACGTCAGATTTTGTACGTTGCCTGGTATTGCTGTCTTCCCTGACAATGAAAAAGTTTGTCGAGTGATTGCGCCGGATTTCCCATTGAAATTGCGAGCAGCAACCTGAACCTCCAGGTTTCCCGCTTTCAACCCTTTGACTTGTGTTGATGGAGCTTCAGTGGTGATTGTTTGAAAATTATTGTTTGACAGGCGATAGCGAACGACAAAATCATTGACATTGTTGGCGACAGGACTTGCCCAGCTGAGATCCACGCCTGTCCTAACCGTTCCACCTTCTTCGTATAAAAACTCAGTGGCCGACAAGTTGCTTACCGCTGGTGGTGGCTCAGTGAGATTGCTAATGTCGCGCTGAGTTAAGTTGAGGTCCTGCTCTACTGCGTTGTAGATGCTTTCGTTGTATTTAATTGCAGCTACTCCAAAAACTCCTTCCCCTTCTTCTGCAACGCTAACTACACGAAACTGCTGAGATTGAATATCGTCTGTTTGAATTAGCCAAGGCGCATTAGCAGCTGGCGCCTGACTAAATGCGACAGGAACAGTGACCACTCTGCCGCTAATTGAACCAATGTTTCTTGTTTCAACTAGACCGTTCGGCAAAAGGATTGACAGCTTGGGGTTCTCGCTTGTGTCAACTGATAGATCCGTATCACTGTCAAGTGTTACCTGAGTCGTAGTGGCAGAAGAAACACGTCCGTTCCTTCGCGTTCCACCACGCAACGGATCAGCAATGTCTACAACCATGCCAGGCCTAACAACAATGCCTGAATCAATGCCGATAGCGAAGTTGCACGTCTCGTAGAGATCTTGCTCGCTTAGCAGCGTCCACTTGCCCAGCCTGTTGGCCTGCCCCTGTGAATAACAACCGACTGCTTTGATGTCCTTATTGTTGACGCCATACTTGGCAACAGCGTCAGCGTCTTCAACGTACTCAAACGAAACCTCGCCCAGTTCGTCGTAATCTTGGTATGCAACAGTTGCACAGGTGTGACGGCTGCGGACTGACGATCCAGAGTACGAAAAAGCACCATCAACAACGTTGGCTGGGCCAAGAGTGTACTGAGCGTCAGAAGGCTTGTCCTGCAACAACACCAATGAGCCTGCACCATAAAAAGAAATGCCTCTAAAAATGCTGCTCATCTCTTGGATGACGTTGTAAACCTCTTTGCGCTGATTGATTAATAGGTTGCAGCTAAAACGTGGCTCTTGTCCGCCTCTGCCATCATCAACAAGAGTGTTGCAATACTGGCTGATTGCAAAAAAGTCATAGCGATCAAGCGAAGACTCAGGAACACCAGCTCCGTACCTATCGTTGGTGAGCAAATCCCATAAACACCAAGCTGGATCATTTGTCCAGGTTGCTGCTGCAAACGTCCCATCCCACACGCCGGAGTATGTGATTCGCCCCAAATGTGTTGTGGTGTCTACAGTCGCATTGCTTGGAATCTTGACCTTGATGCCACGAATCAAATATTTGCGCTGAGGAATGCGATTGAACTGCTTAGACCCAAAACGCAAGCCAACAAGAGCGCTATTTGGGTAAGCAAGCTTGGCGTCAATAATTGAAGTAAAACTCGACCAATTTGTTGTATTGGCAAGAGTTGATGAGCTGTTATCGGCAGTGTTTCTTAGAACCTTGATGTCTACTGGAAATGAGCCAGTAAGTGTCAACAAGTAATCTCGTTGATAGCGACCATTGCTTTTGCCTGAGATAGTATCGGTCTTGACCGTATTGTAGCCGCCACCGTTATATTGAACCTGAATGCTAATACTTACACTCGTGCCAACAATGTCGCCATCATCTTCTACTTGCCTCAGCGAGGGGATCTCGATTGTTACACGAACACGATCAACATCGTCATCCGTAATCTGCCTGACTACTGGCGTGGCGTTGGTAACCTCAACACCAACTTGTGTCTCAGACTCAACGTTGCTAAAAACGCCAGGAATATAGGACTGCCCTTGTGTGCCATTACGAGTGCTGACTGTATAGTCAGAAAAATTGTATGAGCCGTCTGCTGATTGCAGAGGAGTGCCATCAAAAAAGATACTCTTATTGCCGTCGTCTAAGCCTTGAATCTCACCCTCGCTGATTAAGTCAAGAACGTTTCCAAACTGCTTTGACTGCAGTGAATCGTCAGCTTCAGTTGGACTGCTGCCACCACCGCCACTTTTGCGACCACCACCAGCACCTGCAATTCTTTGGCCTAGGCCTGCATTGTGAACGCGAATGTTATTTGCGATAAACGTATGCTGCCGTTCTACCGTCAAGTTGTAGACAGTCGCCGTGCCCAAATCCTTTCGGCTCGTCATCGGCCTAAGATGCCCCATGACATCAATCAGGCAGTCATCAAAACCAAGGCTCCCAATCGCAACGAATGCGTTGTATTGGTTCAACACCCAATGATTTGGTGTTGCGTCTACATACTCGTTTCCCCAAAAGCCATACCGATAAACTTGCTCTTTTTCGTGAACATGAACCTTTAGTACCTTTGCAACATGTGTATTGCCCTTGTCATCAAAACTGATTACTTCACTGCCTTCTTTAAGCTCATCAATCCGAACCTGCCCGTCAGGAGTTGACACAAGCGTATCGGCTGTGAAACAGCCACCACCACCACCACCAGCACCTGCGATGTACTTTGCTTCAGTCATGCTCAAACCTGATCAACGTCAAGACCAGCGGAAATAACCGCTGATCCAACAAACACTCGTCCGTAGGCTATTGGCACGGGAACGCCCTGGCGAACAGTATTCGCAACGCCGCTAAAGCTGTTTGATTCCAGGAGAGTCGGCGCTTCACCAGGCCCAGGGGGTTTTGGTACAGGTGAAAGCATTTGAGCTACACCAGCCAACATCAAGCCAATACCCAAGGTTCCTGCTGTTGCCACTAATGCAGCGCCGCCAGCAGCGATTGCAGCTGTTTTCGCCGTAGCCGCCCCTATAACAGCGAAACCGCCTTTTGCAAACGAGAAGCCAACAAAAGGATTGAAAATCGCAACGCCGACCAAAACAGCGCCAAGGATAAATGTGCCAACACCGCCGCCACCCCCAGCACCAGTCAAAACAGGCGCAATAGCAAAAACATCTTGCTCACTCCATGGCGTGAACATTCCAGAAACATCCTCGCTGTATATTTTTTGCTTACCCAGACTTACTCGATAAGCCACTCCATTTTTTTCGCTGTCAATCAACCATTGCTCGAGCTGCGGAAAATTGACTAGCAAGGCACGCATCGCCTCAGCAGGTGTGTCAGCTACGAACTCAAAGCGACTGGCTCCCAGCAGCTCGCGCAGTGCCCCGTAGACCTTAACGACTTTCATGCCTCAAGGCGCAGGCGGTGTTCTTCAAATAATACCCGCCGTAAACGTCCCTGCTAGACAACCGGCCCTGCACATGATGCAAGACCTGCTGATCACCTAGATAGATCGCTGCATGGTTGGGGACGGGAGATACCAGCTGCATTAGCAACGCATCGCCACGCTTCAATTCAGCAATTGGAATCTGTCGAAACCCCTCCTTCTGAAAGTTTTCTAGGTAGAGATTTTCACCATGGTCCCACCATTGATCACGTCGGTAATAATCGCGCAACTCAAGGCCCAGCTCGCGCTTGTACCAATCACGGCAAAGGCTGTAGCAGTCCACTACGCCATGGGAGAACTCACGCCCCACATACGGCAACTCAAAACCTTCGGGCTCGCAGTAGCCCCAGTTTTCAGTGTTTGGGTTGACGATGTGCCAAGGGAGCCCACTCTGCTCACAAGCGACACGATCAGCTGGTGAAGGGCTGTGGTTTGTTGTCGGGTGGCTGTGAATCACCGCAACGATTTCGCCCTTGTCTTCCACAGCCGCATAATCAGCAGGATCAAGAACAAAGTGCTCGTCTGGCGTATCTGCCAAATTCTTGCAGGGAAAGTAACGACGCTTGCCTTTTACTACAGCCACCAATCCACAGCATTCTCTTGGGCTCTCTTCTTTTGCATGAGCCAAAATCTGGCTAGTGACAGAAGAAGGCAACGTCATTTCAGCAGTCCAGCACCAGGGAACGACCCAAACGGTAGTTCGCCATTCTCACCAAAACGTTTTTTGCAACTACTAAGTCTTTTGCCGCAAGCGTCTTGCGACAAGGCTGAGACGGTGTTGTCGTTTACATCAAAGTAATTACTGCCTGTGTAGCTGCACTCAGAGCTGCGGTACTGCCATTGACAGATGTTTGCCACTACTTGCCGGTTGGGCAGCTGCTTGTTTGACAGGTCAAACTTGCTTGCCAGCTCAAAAGTGACAGCATCTCGTGATTCTGTGGCTTTACGGTCAACGAACCATTCCTCAACAGGAAAGGTCGCGTAAGGGTCAGCGGCTGACTCGCCGTCAAGAAACTTCTTCAGTGTTCTAATGCGCTTGACCTTTGCTCCAATCAAATCATTCCCTGGAGTGATTGCATTGACTCCAATCAGCAACGCAGTTATTGCTGAATTTAAATTGGCTACTGACAAGGTTGGACGTGGCAACGAGCCAGAGTTTCTGTATTCAAAGCCCTCAGCCACTACAGGAAGACGAGCGTAGTCATTTCCATTCCAAGTGATGTTGCCAGTTATGGCGTCATTAGCTCCTGAGTGCCAACGCAAAATATCGCTGCTGCCATGCAAGGTGCTGTCGTAATGCAACTCAAATAGTTCAATAATCGCGCTTGGTGAGATGACTGAAAGGTCTGCGTAGACAGAACTGATTGCCGTCCAAACAACCGTATTATCCGTAAGAGTGCTGCCAATGTCAGTTGGCCAAGCAGGCTCTGAACTGCCTGATGTTCCAGCAGTTGTACATTCAAAAACTAAACCGCTATTTTGTGATGTCGAAGCGCGTCGAACGTCGCCAACAGCAAACGCGGTGCTAGCAGCCCAAGCGGTGTAAGCCATTAAGGTTCAGGTACTTGAGTGAATGTTGTTTGTATAGTTGCCAAGTTTGAATAAGGCAAGGTCTTGGTCCAAGAACTGCAAATCCACTTGTAAGTGTTCGTTTCGTCTGGAGGAGACCAATCAAATGACTCCATGCTGTTAGCCGCTCTAGCCTCTAGAAAAGCTTCAATCGTGTCAGAATCTGCTTCGCTCAGATTTCTAAATTCAAGCTGCCACTCTTTCATGTCCTGGTTCAGGCCATAGGTCAAGCGAGTTTGGTAACCATCGCCGAACTGGACAGCTTTAAACTTAGGTTGACTGCGCTTTTGCGCTCCGTAAGACGGATCAATAGAAGGGAAAGTAGCCATTAGCTTGCGAGTAAGCCTCCAGGACGTTTCTGTTTGACCAGTTCAGCCTGCACTGCAGCGCCAAGCATCTTGCCAAGCTGTGCTGCCTCGGAAGCGTCACCTTCCACAGAAGAACCAGAAGCGTCAACATTCACTGTGATGTTACCTATTCCAGAGCCAGAAGCCTCAACACCAAGCTTGCCGTTGGCTCCACGGCGCAGCGGCATAATCGCTTCGGGTCCGGCCTCACCCATGAGCCCGGCACCATTTGCCATCGGGAAGAGCGTGGGCTTCTTGACGATCCCGCCCATGGCATAAGGCACGATCTTGTTATTGGCAAAAACATTGCCTTTTGCGCTCCCAGTAACCCTTGCGGCTCTGCCAAGGCCAGGGAATACTCCCTCAAGCGCTTGGAAGAAAGCAGCACGAGCAAAAATTCGCGCCAGATCTGCCAAGACTGAGTTGGCAAACTCTCGGAAACTTGCCTTGCCCGTGGCGACGAAGTCTGCAAATGTGTTGGCAAACTTATCTACTGCCTCCACTCCAAACTCGCCGATCCTTTCATTCAAGTTAGTGGCTTCTTCTATAAGGTCTTTTAGTCCCTGGACAAAGCCCTTGGCTTTGGTTTGCCCTTCTTTAACGCCAGCCAATATTGATTCAATAATATCTTCCATCTCCTTCATGGTTATCTTCCCGTTTATTAGTAATGGCAGTAGCTGAGCCTCTAATTGCAACCGCTGCCTTGCAAGATCCCTGCGATTGAATTCTTCTTGGGTAATCTCGCCTGTCGCAAGCTTGGCCTTATCAACTTGCTCTGCAATGTTTGCTTGTAAATCTTGCAGTTGCTTTTGTATCTGCATGCGAGATTGGTCAGCATTGAAGTGTGCTTGGGCTTTCGCAACAATTGCCTCGTTAGTCTTTAGATCGTCGAGATTAATCTGCAGCAGGTCGTTTGCAAGTTTGGTCTCGACATCTGCAAGAGTGATGACCTCACGCATCCCATTGATGCGTGCTTTCATCATCGCGTCACTGATATCTTCTTTGCCGTCTGCAGTGCCGTCACCTTTCAAAGATGGCGCAAAAGCTTGGCGTATCAAAGCCTCAATGTCTGGACCTTGCTCACCAGGAGCCATGCCAGCAATTGCAGCACGAGCGCCGGACAATTGAGATGATGTGAGCGCCGTAGCCTCAAGCAATCCCTTAGTGGTGCCAATTGACAGAGCTGGCAAGTCTGGATCCTGCAAGCTCCTCGCCAACCTTTGTACTTCGCCTGCAGCACCCTTCAAAGGCAAAGGTCGAGCCTTGTTTACTTCTTGCAGGCCACGAACTGCAGTAGGATCTTTTTCAATGATTCCTTGAATCTTATTTAAAGCCTCAAGGCGTTTTTTGTATTTGTCGACCCGTTTGCCAGCATCCTCCAAAGACATTACGCCGCTGGTAATGTCATCGATAAAGTTTTTGTGCCTCTGACTAGCTCTAAACATTGATACGCCTAGAGCTGTAATACCAAGAGCCAACAGCGTAATAGGATTCCTGGCCATCGTTAGAGCCAGAGCTTTTAATTTCAATATCAACCCACTGACTGCAGTCATCAGTTTGATTCGGATGAATCTTGCAAGCAACGCGACAGAGAATGCAAAGCCTTTTGCACCCATTGCAGTGCCAACTTTCGCAAGCATTGTCAGCAGTGAGCCAAGCACGGCCCCGCCCGCAAGCACTGTGACAACATCGATTAGGTTGCGGAAGTTTTGAATTACAACCACAATCCCTTTGATGATAATTTCAATAGCCCCAGCAACAGCCTTAGCTACATTCACGATGACTGGGGTGAGAGTCGCTAAAGAATCAGCAATTCCTTCTTGCAGCTTTGCTCCAATGTCAACCAACTGATTACCAAGCTCTCTGCGCACTTCATCAAAGGCACGCTTTTGGCGTTCTCCAGACTCCTCTGCGCTAGCCGCCATCTCCAAGGCACCACCACTGTATTTCTTGGTGACAAACACCAAGAACTTAACCAAACGATCAAGACCAACTTCTCCATTTTTCAACATCTGCTGCAACTCTTGCGTGCTGATTTCATTGGCTTCAGCAAAAGCGGTAACAGCAGCAGGGAATCGCTCACCCAACTGACCGGAGAGTTCTTCAGCTGAGATTTTGCCCTTGGAGAACATCTGCACCAAAGCAGTCAAGCCACCTCTCACATCTTCTGCAGAACCCTTGGTTGCCTTAATCGCTTTAGTCGTGCCAAGGAATGCCAAGGCAGCTGTCTCAATATTTCCGCCAGCCCCTAAAACTGCAGCGCTTAATCGCGTCATGCCAATAGTGGCATCCTCGCGCTCAACGTTTAGCTGGCTGACAGCGTATTCAATAGTCTCGTTAGCGAGTGCAACTCTGCGAGCTGACTCGACCTGATCTTCTTCTTTCTGCAGGATCCTTTCCATGGCCTTCTCAGCCAATCGAATTGACGCTGCGTAATTAGTAAATCCACTGATTTGCTGCGCACCCACTCCAACGCTGGTGCCAATACCGCCACCAATAACTGCGCCACCAGGACCAAATGGAGCGCCCAACAAAGCACCAGCGGCACCTGGCGCACCGCCAAAAATGCCTGCAGACGCAACAGCTCCAACAGTCTGAGCTGCACCTTTCAAGCTGAAACGCTTTTTACCAAGCTTGCCAAGCTTGCGATCAACCTTGTCAATTTCCCTGGCAAGTTCTCGGAAATCTTGGCTTACAGGATCAAGGCCAGCCTGTAACTGAACCAAAGCGCTCCGCTGAGCTTGCAGACTATTTGCGCTGCCATTTGACGCAGCAGTTGCTGCCTTAATGTCACGAGTAACTTCTTTGACACTCTTACCCATCCGATCGATGTCGGCGCCGATCCCAGCCATGCCGATAGCGCCGATACTTTGATAAAGGCCACTGATTTCACGAACGGGTTGCTGCACTAAAGACGCCACTGCAGAACCGCCTGCAATCATTGCGCCAGTGCGTGGATCTCTGGTGCCTACTGCGCCCGCCTGCGCTGCCTGGATGCCAGCAAGTTTTGCTGCTCTACGCTCGGCACGCTCTTGAGCCATTGAAAGCTCGTCAAAAGCTTTTCTGCTGATGCCTAAGACAACATTCAACTCCTCCTGAGCTTCTTTTAGCCGATTGCTGGTTGTCGTGTACTCGCGACTTCCCAGTTCAATGTTGTCAAGATCTTGAGTAAGCTCAGCGATCTTTTGCTTAAGGGCCGCTGTTGTGAATGTTCGATCAATATCAACCTTTTGCGAGCTAACAGCCGAAGCTGCCGCAGCTTTGTTCATAGCAACAACATTGTTTGCAATAACAACCTGACGTTGCTGTGATCTTGTGAACTCTTGAGTAATTGCGTTTAGACGAACAAGTTTTTGCGTGTACTCATCGGAAGAAACTGCGGATTTGCGCAACATCTCTTGCTGCGCTTGAAGTTGCCGAGTGGTTTTTTCTGGGATAGCAGAAGTGAATTCTCCCGCAATTTGTCCAGGAGATCTTTTCCTTCCGGTCTCTTCTTCTTTGCGGTTAAGCCTATCTAGCGACTGAGTCAGAGAATCAATATCCTTGCCTAGCTTCCTGTAAACAGTGCTGCCAATAGTGGCCTGCTGTTTTAATCCTTTGAACGCATCAATTTGCCCGCGTATTGACTGCTGGCTAACTTTCGTTGCTTTTGCAACTTGAATTACTTCTTTCCTGAACCCTTCTAGTTGTTTATCAGTAGAAAGAGAAGCCTTGCCTAGCCCCCTAAGAGCACTCTTGAGTGCTGTGAGACTGTCTAGACCTTCGGCCTTCAGCTTGATTAGAAGGTCGCCAACAGTCTTAGCCATCTGCCTTCTTGCTGAATTCGCGGAGTGCTGCGGATTCCATGACTTGGAGGCCCTCTAGCACTTCGCGACGGTTCTCCACATCATAAAGGTCAAAAAGCCCCCCGGAAACCAGCAGTACGTCATATCGCAAACCCACATAGCCAGCCATGCTGACGGTCCATTGTGTCTGCATACGCAGGAACATCGTGACGATGTCCCAATTCTCATCCCAGACCTCGAAGTCCTCTGATTCTTCTTTCTTTGGTGCTGGCAGTTCTATGCCAAAGGCGGCAGCGTCATCCTGAGTTTTGTCATCAATGATTTTGCCGCCAGAAGCCCAATAGACCGCAGCCTCTCTTAGTTTCCCGCTTGCGCCTCGCCGTAGGTCTTAGTGTAAGCAGCAAGCACCGCTTTCAGCCAATCCACGTCATCAGCAAAATCATCAAGCTCGGCCTCAGAGAACTTGATCTCGTCACCGTCCTCATCCTTGATGCCTTCCCAGCCAACAAGAACTTTCTTCAGCAGAGATGCACCTTCTGATTCAGTCACACCTTCAAGCTCAGACATCTTCACTCGCTTGAAGATTGCCGTGAACTCAGATTTCTCAAACTTGCCGGGCTTGGTGTCGCTGGGTTCCTGCACTTCAACAGGCCACTTGAAGGTTTTTACCTTCTTACGAACAAAAGCCATCAGATAAATCAAATAAGCTGGCTCAGCATACACAAAAAAAGGGAGCCCGCAAAGGCTCCCTCTCGACGCAGCTCTTTACCACCTTAAGTGAAGATCAGATCAAACTCAGTGTTGGCAGCAGAGTCCGGCACACAGGTATAGGGGATCTCAAGCATTGCGATGCCATCAGAATCACCGTAAGCAACGTCGCCAATGTCCACCTTGCTAGAAGTGAATCGAACAATGTTGCCAGCAGTACTGCCATGAGTGAACTGCAGGTTGCCCAAAGCAGCATCGTCATCAACAGCAGCAGCAAAATAGTCCTTAGTCCCAAGAGCCACAGCCTCGATAGAGACTGAGCCGCTAGCCGCACGATCTGTGATGAGCACCTCTTTCGAGCCACCAACCAGCTCGCGGTAAGTAAGGGCGTTGCCTAGATCAAACGAGAAGCTCTGCAGAGCCCCGGCATAAGACAGCAACTGGAAGCTGCTGGTGTTGCCGTTCTTGAAGATCAAAGGATCGTCCTGATTCGCATAAGTGGGAGTCAGGAGTGCCGTGTCGTCAGGAGCGTTGTAAATGCCCGTGAAGCTGAACTCCAGGCTTGGGATTTCGCCAACGGCAGCGTTGATCGCTACATTCCCCCTGCAGCCAGTGACCTTATGACGGACACCATCGATGTTGTAGTGGATGGTGACTGAGGAGAAGCTGGAGCTGACTGGGTCGTAGGTGACAGAAGTGTTTGCAGCGATAGTCTCAGCCAGACCACACGCCTTGAGAGCCTTGCCATATGCAGGTGCAGTACCTGCAGTGCCAGAGCCTGCAAGCTCAACACTAAAAGTGCATTCAACGCGAGTGTTTGCCAGCAGCTGCTGGGAAGCGCCGTAATAGGGACGAATCAGGTCGCGGCTGACAACATCACTGCTCTGAGGAGTGATCGTCAGATCCCTCACTAGAACGGCGTCGGCTCCTGACACGGTCGGATCCGTCCCGTACGTTGACTCCGTCTCGATCGCGATCAGGCGTTTGCGTAGTAGCAGTGCCATCGGAACTTTCCTTTGATGGTTGTGGTGGAAGCGTCCGCTGAATCAGAGTGCGTACGCCTGTTTCAGGATCAAGGAGGTAACTCCCGCCATGACCACTGTGTTCATCCAACATGGTAAGTGGAGAGGGTGGTTAGGTTTAGCGTAGCTCTGACTGCTTATTGGGTTAAATCGTCAACATCTGTGCGGTAACGAATCTCGTATTCGCAGCTAATCAAGCCTGATGGTTTGTCTGCCTCAATAAACTCAAACTCAGTCCGAACAGGCACAACATCATGCGCGTAACCGCCAAGCGTTAGGTCAGCCATGATCTTGCTGTGCAGTGACTCAATCGTGTCATCCGCAGCTTGATCAGGAATATCTGCCCTTTCAATCACAGTGATCCGGACAGTCATTGTCCAATCCAGCTTGGGCAAGCTGGTGGTCTGAACGCAGACATCACGAATCGGCTGAATGATGATTGCTGGTGACTCTGCCCTGGCGATTGGGTCAACACGAGTCCGGAAAATCCTTGTGCCAACACCAGTGGTGCTTGTCAGAGCAGTCTTGATGGCAGCAAGGATGTTCTCTCGCTTAGTAGTCATATGCCTGGCCCAGGGTCACGTCTATTCTGCACGATGTAGACCGCACGCTTATAAAAAAAGCTGTCGGTCTTGCCGGCAGCTTCAAGCGTTTCTTTGATTCGGACCCAATTCTCGTAGGTCTCTTTGTCCATCTACTAGTCCTTCATCAGCATCACACGCATTATTTTGCCGTCATCTAACAGCATTGGCTCACGGACTGTGTAGTCAGTTCCGTCAACAGTCATTGAGCTTCCATTTGTTACTGCAGAGAAATCAGAAGTCTTGACCACAACTGCGTAGTCAGTTGTCAGGACCACTCCATCAGCAATGATCTCGTTGGGAGACTCAAAATATCCCACTCCTGTGACTGAGCCAAAAACCACTGGCACCGTAAAACCTGGCGTGTCGAAGAAAGCGTCGAGATCTTCAGTGAATGAAAGTGCCATATAAAAAAGCCCCCGCATTGCGGGGGCAGCAGATCAAAGATCAGTTGTACTTCTTGCGGCCGAGGCCTACAACGCTGACAGCACCAGCGCCAGTACCACCAGCAACAGTAATGACAGCACGCGCATAGCGCTTGATCTCATCAGTGTTGACAACAAGGCTCTCGACGAGAGCAGTGTTGGCCGTAGTAGTGGTGAAAGCAGCACCGCTGACATCACCGAAGGTGCTGTTGTCAGCAGAGTCTTGGATTTTGACGGCATAGGTGACACCTGAACCGCCAGCCTCAGCGTCGAGAATCAGGGTGATATCACCCTCATAGTCGAGGAGGTCAACGCCTGTTTCGTTGCCAGTTGAGGTGACAACGTCGTTAGGCGCAAACGACAGGGCGGTCAAAGTCCGCCGAGTGTTGCCGATGCTCATGATTCCTTAGTCCTCTTGCGAGTGGTTGTCTTTTTAGGGGCAGGCTCAGGAGCCTTCTCCTCCGCTTTGTGCTCAACAGCTTTGCCAAGGCCCAAAAGAGTCACAGCATCACTGTCTTCGACTTCCAAAATGGAGCCCGCAGCAGCGGGCTCACCGGAAATCATTACTGGCCTCAGAATTTCAATCTTCATGAGTCAGAAACGATGTGACAGATCACCTGGATCAGGTGCCGTAGCAGAAGG